GCAACCTCTCGTCCCAGATTCTCTCGAAGATGATGGGGCGGTTGAGTAGTATCGCCCCCGTCTTCAAGGCCCGCGCCGATAAACAAGACCCGTCCTCGATTGCCCAGTCGAAAGTCGTCGATAAATTGATCCGGGCGCTCGACGAAAAGCTCGATCAGACCTCGCGTAGTTGGGAAATTCTCTACTGGATGGCGATTGGCGGCGTCGCCTTCGAGTACGTCCCGTGGGTTCCCGACGCCACCACGGAACCGCTGCCCCAGTTCTCCGAGGAGACTAATGAACTTCTCTGGAGCGATGTGCAGACCGGGGAACAGATCCCCGAGTCGTTGCGCCAGGCCGCGCTCGCCCAAGGGGCACCGAAAGAACGGTTTCAGGTTGTCGAGGAGATGGTGAGCGCCGGCGATGTCGGCAGTGAGGTTTTGAGCCCCCTCCAAGTCTTCATCGACGCCTCGGTGCGCTCGGTTCAGGATCTGAGCCCCGATCAGGCGGTCTATATCTCGAAAATCCGAACGCTCGGCTGGATCGAGGCCAATTATAAGCTCAGTAAAGAGACTCTGGAGGAAATCAAGAGTACACAGGATGTCCGAATCCTGAGCACGGATATCAAACAGTTTGGCGACCCGACCGGATCGGTCCATCTCCAGGATCTGATTCCGCGCGTCCAGGGGAGCCAAGACCAAAACGACCCGGATCTGTCCGTGGTGGTCGAACGCTATCAGCCCATCTCCGCGAAACATCCCCGTGGGGAGTACACGGTCTTTATTCCCGACGGCGAGATCCTCCATAGTGGGGATAACCCCTACGGCGAGATTCCACTGGTCGATTATCACTGGTCACCGACGACGACCAGTTTCTGGAGTGCCGATTACATCAGCGATCTGATTGCGCCCCAGCGGTTCCTCAACAAACGCCTCTCGCAGCTCGGCGAACAGGCCAACGCGTCGATCTATGCCGATGAACTCCTCGGCCCGAGCCTGAAACGCGAAGATGTGCCTGCGGATTACCCAGCCCCCATTGAAAACGGCCTCAATGAGGCCGGGATCAAGATGGTGCAGCGTCGGGATCCGCCGCAGTTGCCCGGGTGGTTCATGCAATCGGTCGACTTGACGATTAAATTGCTGCGGGAGATTGCGGGCGGCGTCGATCTCTTCTCCGAACAGAAGTTTCCGGGGCAGTTACGCGGCCCCATGGCCGTGCCAATGCTCCAAGAGATTATCGATACCCAGTGGGGGAATCTCTATCTCCATTTGGGCGACCGGATGGCGAAAGTCAAAGAAATGCGGATCAATCGGGTGAAACAGTTCTACCCGGCCTTCCGCACCATGCATTACACCGACCGGAACATGCGGGATGAGGTCTTTCTCTTCCATACCTCGGAAATCCTGCGATCCGGCTCCGATTATCACATCACGGTGGACCGCGGCAGCCTGATCCCAGAGATGCGGGCACTGCGCGAGGCGCGGATCCGCGAACATCTCCAATCCCCGCTCAGTGTTCTCTACATGGACGAGCGGACGGGCCGGATTGACAAGGAAAAGATTGCCGCCGACCTCGATATGGGCGATACGGGCCGTGAGGACAAGGAAACGCGGTACCGGAAGCTCGGGATGTCGCTGGTCGAACGATTATGGGACGGCCAAGAGCTGCCACCCCATATTCCGATGCCGTTCTGGAATCTGCGCGTGATCATGGACGAACTCGAGGCCGAAATGGCAACCACCGAGTTTCTGTCGGCCAGTCCCGAGATTCAGCAGCGGTTTGTCGAATTTTGGAACCGGTGCCGGAAATTTCTGGTCGAAGCGTCCGATCGGCGCCAACAGGGGATGCAACAGCAGCAGATCCAGGGCGCCGTGGCCCAGGCCGCCCAGCAAGCGGCGGCGAAGGCCGCCGCCGAAGCGATTGACATGGCGATGGAGCAAATGCAGGCGAGTCAGCAGGTCGCCCCGCAAGCCCCGGCCCAGTTGGCGCAGGCACTGGCCCAACAGCGGGGACCGATGTAATGCCGTTTCGGAGAGTCGCCCACGACAAGTATCAGACCCCCAGTGGGAGAACATACAACCAAGCACAGGTGAACCGGTATTACGCCAACGACGGTTTTACGAAGAAAACGTCCGATGTTCGTCGTCCCACTACAACCAAAAAGAAATGACCCAAAGCCTAACGATGCCGGTCGGCATCTTGACACTTTTGGCGATTGGTTCCTATACTGACGACGGTACTGCATTTTGAACACGGTTCAGGAATACGCCCGTCGCACTCGTTGGCAGATGAGCACGCGACATGGCATTCAGGTGCCACTCAGAGGAGCAGTGAATGGCTGACGACATAGGACCGGTGATCGAAACGACGCCGGTTGAGACATCGACACCCACGGAAGGGTCGACAGACGGAGGATCCTGGCCGGTAGAAGTGCAGGCCGAGTTCACCAAAAAAACACAAGCACTCGCTGACGAACGGAAAGCGTGGGAGTCGCAGCGAAGCCAATGGGAGCAGCAACGCACCCAGGCGACACAGCAGTTGCAGCAATATGCCCAGCAGTTGCAGCAACAGTACGCGACAATGCAGCAACAGAACACGCAGGGTCAACAGCAGGGACTGATGCAGCAATTACAGCAGATGTCCTATCTCGATGGCCCGACAGCCGCCACATTGGTCAAGCGGATCATGGATGAGGGGATTAACCCCCTTAATAAAGCGATCCAGCAGCGTGACCAGGCTTTAGCGCACATGTACAAAGAGTACAAGTCGCTGAAGGACAATGTGGGCACTCAGTCGAGTAAACAAGCGGAAGTCGAGTTAGATGGTCGATTTGTGCAACTTCGAGACGAACACGGGCTCCCCGATGAACCATGGGCCAATGATTGGCTCAGGGATGTGTATTTCTCGCATGAGGGCAATGACCTCGACAAGGAATACCCGGAGATGGTCCGCGTGCGTCTGGACTCGATGCGAAAAGGATTGCGCGAACTCGATCGTCGGGTGGCCGCTGAAGCCAAGAAAAGTCCGTTTCCCACCAAGGGCGGTGAAATGTCACCGACCAGTGGACAGACGGAGGCTTACAAGTCCCCTCGCGACCGCGCTGATGAACTCTGGCCGATGATGAACCCCGGACAGACCGAGTAAGTCGGCCCCTTCGCTAGTGGCGAAGGAGCGACAGAAGTGGCAAGCACAACTGACATTATCGAAGCCCTGAAGTACACCTACGGGGTGGAACAGGTGCAGTACCTCGTCAACCAAGAGGTCGTCTGCTGGAATATGTTCCAGAAGATGAAGAAACCGATGGGGGGACGGGGCCAATTCATCATGCCGATCATGGTGAAGAATCCAGGGGCGTGGACGGGGTTAACCGAAGGCGGTTCCCTCCCCTCAAACGTCAATCCTGATACGACCGAAGCGAGTTTCAGCCTGCAGGAATTTGCCGGGCTGTACAACATGTCGTGGAAGCTCATTCAGGACGCTCGAAACTCGAAGTTCGCGTTCCAGACCGCGCTGAGCATGATGGAACAGGGCTTCCGGCGTCGAGTACTCAAACTCATCAATGCCGATCTGATTTCGGACGGGTTGGGCAAGTTGGCGACCATGCCAGCAGCAGACAACCAGACCACCATCACCGTCGCAGAACTGCCGAGTATTGACCTCGGGATGACGGTGGACCTGATTGATGCTTCTGACAACGACGCGGACTTGGCAGCCTCTCGGACAGTCACGGCTGTTGATGTGCCGAACCGCACGGTCACCATTAGTGGCTCCGCACCCAGCGGCACCGCCGCCGGGGATTTCTTCTGTATTGAAAACACGACGAAATCCGGGGCCATTTACCACACGGACGGACTCTTGGGCATCATTGATGACGCCAATCCTCCTTCGGGGAACTTTGGCGGCATTAACCGCAGCACTGCGGGCAATGAGTTCTGGGAGTCGGTGGTGTTGGAGAACAGCGGCACGAACCGCGCCCTTACGGAAGACCTCATTATGCAACTTGAGGATTCTGTCCGTGAGAAGGGCGGGGGATCGCTGAATGCCTACATCTCCAACCTCGCCGTCGTCCGGCGCTATCACGAGCTGCTGCGCGAAGATACCTACTTCGCCATGAGTTCCCCGAAAGCGTTGGATGGCGGGGCGGGGGTGGGCCGTGATGGTGGCGCACAGCAAAAAGGCAAAGATGGTGGTGATGGACGGACGATCTATCGGTTCAGCGGCCAGCCGTGGCACGTCGAGCCGTATTTCGCTGCGAACACCATTATCGGGCTGGACAAAAAGCACTTCTACCTCGGTCACGGGGAAAATGCAGTGCCGCGTCCAGTGAGTGAAATCTTCGACGGCACCCCGTTCTTCCGTCAGACCTCCAACGCAACCTCC